AATAGAACCAGTTTCTTTCCATTTATCAAATGCGGCCGTAATACCTTTAAATAAAGAAGCAAATATTGTTGCAATTATAAAAACTCTACCAAGCATTTTTAATAGATTTGCAGGATTAAAAATGGACATAATGCTAGAAAGAAAACCACCTTTAAAGAAACCAAGAATTGTATCTAATATACCGCCTTCTTCTTTAGGTTCTTCAGGTTTAGCTCCTGCTGAAGTTGGAGTTTTTTTATCTTTATTTCTTTCAACTTCTAATTTTGCTTCACGCTCATCTTCATTTAAAAAGAAACCTTTATCAGCTTCAACTTCAGCATGAACTTTATCTTTTGCTTTTTTACCTTTATTAAACTTAGCACTTTCCATGGTGGCAAGCTTAATAATATTTTGTCGTAAAATATTAACATCTCTGCCCATCATATGCAAAGACATTGAAGATTTTGCAATAATTTTTAAGAAAGAATTTAATTCAGAAAAACTACCAGATTCAGCTGAGCCAGCTTGTGAAGGAGAGGTTTCATCTCCTTCTTTTTTGTCTTTATCTCTAAATTTACCACGCATATAGGCAGAAAATATATCATCTCCACCAAATGCAGATTTAACAAATTCTTTTTTGATATTCTTTGGGTCTAACTTCTTTTCAAGTCCTTTCTTAACGTCAGAGAACCCACCTTTAAATGCTTCACCAAAACCGGCACCTTCCTCAAGGCGACTTTTTACACTACCGGCAAAGTCATCGCCATGACTTTCGGTCATTTTCTTTTTTAATGCCTTAGCGTCCTTGTAACCAAGTTCATGTGCTAAGGCTTCGAGGATAGGTTTTTGTGCCATTATCGTTTCGCTTGTTTTTGCAATTTAATGCGTTCTCTTTCTTCTTCAAGGTACTTCATCAATAAACTCAGGTAAATATTTCTTTCCCAAGGTAACATATTTTCAAGCTCAGTCAAACTATACTTGTGGTGTTGCATTAAAGCAAAGTTCGTCTGATAGTAGTTACCTAATGTATCATAACGAAAAATTAGACGAAAAAACTTTGGAGACCCTTAATCGTAATATCTTCTTCATATGCACATTTTGGACATTTGAAGTGGACATCTTTTTTGATTTCAGGCATTGTATCAAAGAATTTTTTAATCTTTTCTAAATCTTTTTGTTGTAAATTGTCTATGAATTCTTCCAATTCTTCTTTAGTGGAATCTTTGGCATAGTAAATTTGGTCTTTATCATAAATGTAATCAACACAATCAACTAAAATACTAGTCATAACTTCTTCTTCACTAATTGTATCGTATTTTTGAATCATCTCAAAAGTAGGATACTTTAAGCAAATACCAAGGTTCTCTGTTAGTTGAATCTTGTTGGTATGTTCTGGATTGATTGTTGGCTCTACTTCAAGGATGTTCAATTTAAATGAAACTGAGCCATTACACTTAACCTTAACACCTTCTTCGTTATTAACCTCATTGTTACATTTGTATTTTAAATCTACAACTTCTTCTACTGACCTAGCACGCAGGTGCATGAACAAGTGTTCCAAATCGAATGTTGGAAGATTGTCAACATCAATCTCATCCAAAATACAATTTTTTAACACCTGACGGATAGTATTGATGGTTTCTTTAGCATCATCTGCCTCAGAAGCCATTAAAAATAATTTTTGTTCCTTCACAAGAAACGGACGATATCTGATAGTTTTACCAGATGATATCAGTTTCACCGTATATGTTGGAATGTCTAACTTCGGTAGCATAATAACCTCGCTTTAATAATTAAAAAATTCTACTAGTAATCGCCTTACCTAATGGCAATGCTGATACCGCAGCACTACCAAATAACGCAGTTGCAGCCGCAGCCAGGTCATAAGACCCTTCGTAGATGGTGCGGTATTTTTGATAAGCAAATTGGACTGATAGACGATGAAAACCATCTTCTGACCAACTTAGCTGTTGTGGTGCAATTCCAATTGGAAAAGCATCCATCAATTCAACAGCATGAATTTGTTTAATAAACTCATCATATTGAATAATTTTAATGTTTGTCATGTACCGTGATTGGTCGCCTTTTGGAAATCTCATATTGTTTGTGTCGCCTGGATGAATTGATTCCATCCAACGGTCAAATAACTTTCTTTCATAGAACTCATTGGTACATAAGAATGTAAGTGCTGTATCAGCGTATTGTGTTTGATATGGCACTTTAAAAGTCGGACCATAAATTTTAACATCAGCTGTTTGTAATGTTTTGCCAGGTAACTCAGCGTTTTCACATTGTAGTGCTAAGTATCTGGACAAAGAAGAATTGGATGTTTTTGAATACTCATCTTGTGTTCCTTGACGACCAAATGCTGAACCAATGGCATCACTCACATCGGTAAATACAGAATTAGGAAAATTCAAAATCTTATTGATGATTGAATTACCAACAAAACTATTGATGTATGGTGGAATAGGAAGAATGACCTCAAAGCGAGAAGGCTTTGCAAGTCCGTCTTTTGCTCTTATATTTGATAAGAATAGGTTTGGTGAAAACGACATTAGAATTTTTTCCTAGAATCTGTCCATACTTTGTTTTTCGTTGCGCCGTCAAAATGCTCATATGGAATTAAGGCGGCAATATCCCACTCATCGGCAGTAATCTCTAAGAATCTGCTTTTGACTTGTTTGTAAAGGTACTTCTTAATACAAGGAAGACCTTCGTAAATTGTGCTGGCATTTTTAAGAACATTATAAGTTAAACGAAGCTTTGTAGTTTCATCATACTTATGATTGTTCAAAAAATGGCTCAGTTTATCTAAAAGAATAACACGTTGCTTTGGACTGATATAGTGTAGATTCAGTCCTAAAAAACCGTCTTGGTATCGTTCAATTGGTATAACCAATGGGAACCTATCGTAATATGGCAACATATCTTTCGTTTTTGCGTCATAGAAGTAAAAATACATCCGACCCAATATGGACTTATCTTTTAATTTCTCACGGTCTTTCATTAATGCCGTGCGGTTAGGACTCAAGTCTTTAACCTTTGCTTTTAGCCAATCTCTTGCTTCACTAGTTCTGGACTCATGGCCAGATTTTTCTAGTTCTTCCTTGATTCGCTGGATTAAGTAAGCCATACTCTATTTATACTAAAAAAATAAAGCTTAAGATTGCCTTGATTTTGGTGGCGGAACCTACTAAGTATCGGTGTCCGGTTTTAAATTAGATACCTAATTCCTTCTCCGTAACCAAGAGGAACTTCCAACCATGTTCCTGACAGAAGATATCAGCAGCTCTCCACTTTTCTTGGTTGACCGCAAAGGTTGCCATCTCCTGAATCATTCTTCTAGTCTTTTTCTTTTGCGTTGGCACCTTTGTTTGAGCTAACGGTTTTACTTCAATGATATAGGTCATTACCTTTCCATCTTTCAATTTCATCTTTGCAATAAAGTCTGGAAAGTATTTGTGTTTCTTGTTATCAACTGGAGATATGTAAGGAATAGGTAGTTCTTCAGACCCCCACCATACTACACTTGGATGTTCGTCCAACCACTTCATTACACGCACTTCCCACGTAGACCGATAGACGATATTTGTAGCATCGCCTTTATATTTTTGTGGGTTTTTTGGTTTAAACCATCCTCTATATGACATAAATAGTATCTAGTTAACCCTTTCCGTGGAAATTATATGGCACTTTTCGGTTTCTCCGATATATCTTTTGATACCAATGTGATATCAAAAATTGGTCCTCTTGGCAAACTCGTTGGCAGTCAGTTTGATAAAAACACATATCGCTATCCTTTAGATATTGGTAATGCAGATAAAGGCCATTACCTAATGATTTATATTCGCCAACAAAGTAGAACCAATTTTAAAACTGGTACTTTTTCTGGTGGTGACAAAAGTTTTGCATCTGCCGCAAATGATTTACAAAATAAAGCCAAAGTTGAAATTCAAGGTGGTTTGCAAGCTGCACAAAATAAACTAAACACAGCTGTTGGTGGTGACCTTCTCAATAAAGTAAATACTAGTAATCTTGGTGGTACAATTTCAGGATTTCTTGGCGATGCCTACAACGGTGTTGTGGGAGGCATAAACAACCTTTTTGGTCAAACCGGTGTTACATTTGGTGGAAGTTCTACTTTAACAAAATCAGTTATTGACACCTCAATCAAAAATATTACAAATAAAAGCTTTTTACAAACCACACAGCTGACAACAGACGCT